GGTGCAAATCTTAGATGCTCTCTTGCGGGGAGATGACACGCTGATCTTAAAAGGACGACAGATCGGTTCATCTACCATTGTCTCAGCATATCTCTTTTGGAAGTTCTACACATCAGTCGAACCGGTCACCATCGCCATTCTCAGTCACAAGTTAGCATCTTCCAAGCACTTGTTAGGTATTCACAAGAATTTCTACAACAACCTTCCACAATTTCTGAAGCGACCACTATCAACAGATAACACGACTGAGATGCGTTTCGATGACAGCGGTAGTGGAATCATCGCAGTATCGGCTGAGGGCAAAGGCGGCCTCCGTTCATTTACTTGTAGTTATCTTCAGATCTCTGAATATGCTTTCGCACCTAATCCTGAAGAACTTAAGGCAACTGCGCTCTCAGCACTAAATAATGGACAGCTTATCATTGAGAGCACAGCAAATCACTTCAATGACGCTCTTCATCAAGAGATTGGTGCCTATGAGAGAGGAGAGGCAAAGTGGAATTATCTGTTCTTTCCCTGGTTCTCACATAAAGAATATGCTGAGAAGATTCCAAAGAAAGAGCAACCTGTAGAATGGACAGAGAGCGAGATTGCACTAAAAGAAGAATGGGATCTGACTGATGAGCAATTGTGGTGGCGTCGTGGAAAACTTGGAAAGATGGGCAATAAGCAGAAGTTTGCTCGTGAATATCCCGCGTGTATCGAAGACGCCTATTCAATCAGTGGTGCCACATATCTACAGAGAGAAGACTTTGAACAGATAGAAGTTTGTCAAGTAGATCCACACGACATGTCAGTCTTTGAGGAAGAGCAGAAGGGCGATAAGTATGCGATCGGTGTCGATGTCAGTGCTGGTGTCGGTGCTGACTGGTCGGTGCTCTATGTCGTCTCAAAAAGAACTTATCAGATTGTCGCCATGTATCGGTCAAATGAGATCTCACCTGTTTATCTGGCAGAGCGTATCATTGACATTGGGACATCTTATAATAATGCTTTAGTCTTAGTAGAATCTAACAATTTTGGTAATGTCGTCTTAAACGAAATGAGCCATCGTGGTTATAGAAATATCTGGAAAGATGAGAAGGGCAAAGACTGGATCACCACACTGAAGAGCAAGACAGAGATGTTTGAGAATCTAAAGGTGATGGTGCAACAGGGCTACATCCAGATCTTAGATAATATCGTCTATTCAGAATTGAGAGCCATCACAGTAAATGACCGCGGAGGTATCGAACTTAAATACATCGGTGATGCACACAGTGACAACGCAGTCGCTCTCGCACTAGCCTACATGGCTTTAGAGAAAGTGAATCTACCACAAGTTGAATTTCTACCTCAATGGATCAAAGACAAGCGAGCACGAAAGATAGTCGATCGAGGTGGTGTCTCAATCGGGACAAAAAGACGATATTAAAAGTGAAAAAATCGATTTACAATAATACATATTGCAGGAGATAAAATGGCAAGAACTGAACAGGATAAAATCAACTTTGTCAGAATCGTCTATAACGAGCACAAAGAATACTGGGAAGGAAAGAATAGTGAGATGAAGCGCTATCTCGATGCCTATTCTACACACTTCTGGGAATCTGAAGACTATAGTCAAGAGATGATTCGTGTGGAGACTTCTGACGCCTATTCTTACATCGAAGGTTTCATTGCATCTCTCTTCAATAAGACACCAGCAGTCGTCATCGGTAGTGACCTTGCAGCAGGTGGAGGAGATCCAAAGTTAGCACAGGCAGCATCGAATCGTTTCCTCTACGGACAGCGTGAGCAGTTAGAGATCGCATCCCGTCTGGCCCTAATCTACGAATACAGTGGTCTTAAACTTTGTCCTGCCAATTCAGATGAGATGTTAGACAAGGTGACTATCGAAGCACTTCCTTGCTGGGAGATTATCGTAGATCGTGACGCTGTGTCTGAGAAAGATAGTCGCTTTATTGGTCATAGCTACTACATGACCATGGTCGAAGCAAAAGAGAAATGGGGACAGAAGAAATTCACACCAGTTCCAAAGAAAGACTACTTCAATACTTTTGCAGGAAAGTCAAGCGGTTTTGACGGTAAATCATATCAGGATCTACCAGATGATTATCTCTATGTTGAAGTAGTTGAGATCTATGACTTCTTACATGACGAAGTCTATTACTGGTCACCAAACTGGCTCAGCGGTTCTAAACTACTTAAGTCAGAGCCCATTCCAATCAGAACTTACAATGACAATCCTATGTCAAATATCACCTGTCTCTACTACAGTCGAATCCCAAGTAAGCCTATGGTCGGTATGAGCGCAATGAGCCGTGTCTATGATCAGTTCTATGAGAAGAATATTCTCAGAACTTACTGGGCAAATGCAATTCGTCGTGACAGTCGTCAATACTTATACAAAGAGGGAATGTTAGACGAAGAGCAACTGAGCAAGATCACTGCTGGTGTCGATGGTGCCATGATTGGCGTCGATAATGACACACTTGAAGGACTGATTAAACCTCTAGAAGTTGTGCCCTTATCATCTAACTTTGACCGCTATCTAAACTATATTGAGCAAGACATCAATCGCGGCAGTATCCTTGCACCATTCTCAAGAGGTGAGGCAACTAAGGCAACAGCGACCGAGATCACTGCATTGGCTAACTATTCAGCTTCTGAGATTGGTAAGATGGCTCGTGAGAAAGATCAAGCACTTGAGCGCATTGTTGAGATCTACATCAGACTACTTTCACTACTATCTGAAGAGGGACAGACTGCAGTTCTAGAAGTTGAAGGTGAGGCTCGTGTGATCACACCTGATGATTTAGATGGTAAGTTCCGTATCAATGCGCTTGATCAAGGTTCGACACCTCTAAGTGATGCTCTCAGAAAGCAGAACTTGCTCTCTCTGCTTCCAACTTTAACCGGTCTCGGTGTTCAACCTCGTTCAATACTGGAAGAGATTATCAGAGCTTACGAGCTGCCTAAGACATTTCTCGAAGTTGCAGAACCACAAAAACCACCTGGGCCTTCAGCAGCAGACATCGCTAATATCCAAGGCGGTGGTGCTGAGACCAACTTGACTGATGCTGAACTGCTTGCTCAGGCACTTCAAGGCGGAGGTCGATAATGCCTCTGTATGACTGGCGGTGCCCTACCGATGGGCACAAGAAAGAACTTCTAATGTCTTACGACCGAGCAAAATGTGCCGAAGTTCTCTGTCCCCTTTGTCAGAATGCCATGGTCAGACTGGTCTCGATGCCTGCCAAGACAGCAACGGGATGGAATGGCGGATGGACTGACGGCATGGATCACAATCAGTGGTCGATCGCATTAGGTCGTCGTGTGGCAAATAAGAGAGAAGAAGAAAAGATCTTAAATTCTAGAGGATTTGTGTCAGAATCTGATCTGGGCAAAGACTGGTTTGAGACCAAACAGGCCCAAAGACTTGAAAAAAGAAATGCACAAGATCAGAAATCTGAGATATATAATAGAACACTTAAGGAAACTGGTGATGCTGCTAAGGCCGTCGAGGCAGCATTTCCTGCTCACGAATGTTTAGACGGAACTTTAGATAAATTATACGATGAGAAAATCACCATCTGAGGAGGAAGATATGAAAGATAAGGAAAAAATGATCGTTATCGGTATCGGAAGCAGACCTGGGAGCGATCCCATCGGTAAAGAACTTGAAGATGCTGAAGAAGCAGATTCTGACATGTTTGAGGCAATGGCTCCAAAAGGCGACTTCACAGCTCGCGGACTGGCTCCACTGGTTAAGGCCACCAATCGTCTCTTACCTCTCTTCGGCCAGGAACCTGACTATCCCAGTGTCCCTGACACTAAGGTTCTTCCCACCGACTTTACCAGAATTCTGGCTATGTTTAAGTCTGCTGTTGATGATGCAATATCGAAAGAAGTTGTGGATCAAGAGATGGCTATTATGCTTGACAGCATTCGCGATGACAGCGCTCTTATGGCGTTGGCTGGTAAGTTGGATATGCTCAGTCGTGACAAAGACTTTAAGCGTTTCCTCAAAGAGCCTATGGAAGAAGAGGGAATGGGCACTGAGATGTCTGAAGAAATGGGAATGTCTCCTGAAGAAGAAGACATGATGATGGCGGAGAGAATGTGATGGCAGCACCACCACGCGGAAAGAAGTTTGTCAAGATCATAAAGAATCGTGCAACCGGTCGTGTCCGCAAGGTGGGATACGGAGCCCCGGGATTTAAGATCTCTCCTGGAACTAAGAAGGGAGACAACTACTGTTCTCGCTCTCTTGGAATCAAGAAGAAGATGATAGCCCGTGGAGGAGCATCTGCCAAGAAAGCGCGCGATCCTAATAGCCCTAACAATCTGAGCCGCAAGAAATGGCGTTGCTCAGGAGGAAAAAGCAGGAGATAATCATGAAAAAGAAAGGTCTGTTCTATAATATGAATAAGAGAAAGAAGGCGGGAACTTCCCGTTCTAAGAAAAAATCTACAATCTCTCCAAAGACTTATAAGTCGATGAAAACTTGGGGAAAGAAGAAATGACAATAAAAATACCTTGGGCCAAAGTCGGCCTTTTAATCGGAAAACTTGTAAAATCTGCCCGTGGAGGCATAGATAAGGATGAGGCTGAAGACTTGCTCGGCGATCTTGCCGAGATCGCAGCCCAAATCGCAATACAATTAGCAAAATAACAGGAGAAGAAAATGGCGGAAACTGCACTAAGCAATACTTCCGCTGAGGAAGTCGAGACTGCGTCAGCAGCACCTCAGCAGAATGAAGACATGGATAGCGTGATTGACAATATGACACTTGATGACTTGATGTCGATGTCAAGTGAAGACTTTGTAGAATTTGGTGAAGAAAATCACAAGGGAATGAAACCACTACACGAATGGATGAAGAATGTCCCCTCAGATGTCCGAAAGCATCTTGCCAACATTCGATCTGACTACACCAGAAAAAGTCAGGAACTGGCCAAGGCACGCCGAGAGATTGAAGAGGCACAGGCAGCAGTCAGAAACCAAACTGAAGGTATCTTGCGCGGACCTCTAGCACAACAGCTAGAAAAGATTGACACTGAAAAAGAATATGACTTATTTGATCCTGAGGGAATGAAAGCAGAGATCGCTCGTCAAGCACAGTTGATGCTCAAACAGATGCTTCAGCCTGCTCAGGAAGAGATTGAGATTCAACAGCGTCGATTAGCGTTAGATAAGTTTAAGATGGAAAATCCTGAGGTGGTGTCACCTGAATATCGCGGTCCAATTGTTGAACTTCTAAAGTCAAGACCTGAACTTAAACTTGAAGATGCTTTCTACATCGTCAAGGCAAAGGTCGAGGCAGGTAAGTCTGCTGCTGAACGGGAGCTGCTGGCTCAAAAGCGGGCCAGACAGAAAGAGACGGCACTGCTCTCATCAAGAGGCACTAAGTCATCTCCTCAGGGCGTGCCTCAGTTTAAGAGCGCAATCGAGGCGTATAACTATCACAAAAATAAAATAGCAAAATAATCTAAAATAGATTTACATATTTAAGATAGTTCTTATTTATCGTAATATCTATTTTATCGAGGCGCAAGTTCTCCCTGCCTCAGTTTGAGAATCTTCTGATCACCTCAGCGGAAAATGGCGGAACATCTAACAACAGACCTCCATCAGGAGACACCTGAAACTTAAATATTCTGGCATCATAATCAAACAATTAAGGAGATACGAAAATGCCTATTAGCAATGACCTATTATCATCGACGCTTTACAGCATCAGAGATTCAGAAGTCGATGAACTTTACAAGAAAGTAGCATTCCTCGACGGTGTTCGCAAAGCCGGCGGCGTCGAAAAAGAGAGCGGTGGTATCAAGATCCAGCGCCCTCTGTCAATCCAAGAGCACAGCACCATCACACAGCTTGCAACTGGCTATGAGCCTGTTTCGCTCGCAGTGAATGATGTTCTTCGTCCTGCTATCTACGACTGGGCAGACTTCACTGCTCCTATCGTGGTCACCAAGAAAGAAGAGCTCGAGAACAGCGGTGAATACGCAATCGTTAAGATTGTTGAAGCCCGTATGAAGTCTGTCATGGGCATGCTCCGCAGAGAGCTGAACAAGCAGATCCTCAACGGTAATTCAAGCGTTCTAACTGCAGTCAATACCTTGAACGGCAACGCTGCTGGTGTTGGTTCAGCCACTGGCTTCCTCGAGCACCTCGATCCAGGCTTACAGACCAACATCGTTGGCGGTGTTTCTAAAGCAACATTCCAGACCACACCAGGTTGGCAGAACCAGTTCCAGGACCTGGGCGGTGCTCTGGCCACCATGACACCACTGTATGACATGTATATCGCTGCAAACAATGTTTCGCCAAGCGGTGACATCAGCCACTTCATCTGCTCACCTGCATTGCTCAGCCAATACAGACAGCTTCTGTTTACACAGGAAAGATTCGTCCAGACTGACAAACTTGATGGCGGCCGTATGTCCCTTGCTTTCAACGGCGCTGCTGCTGAGAGCGATCCTGAGATGGGAACCGCAGCTTCTTCAGTTGCTGGTTTTATCGACGGCTACATGCTGAACTACGACGGTGTCAAGCTGATCTTCCACAGCGATGCAGACTTTGCTGTTTCACCTTTCGAATTTGTTAGTGGAACTACTGCTCGTGCAGCTCAGCTCTATGTCAAAGTTCAGTTGGTTGCCGACTTCCTCGGTGGTCAAGGCGTCCTCATTAACAGCTGATAAACTAACAAACTAAAGGAGAATAAAATGGCTACTTCTACATTAATCCAATACTTAGAATCAGCTCAAGTGACTGGCTTGGGCACTTCTGTCGCGGTTGGTCGTGCTACCTCGGATCGCTCACAGATCGAAACTTTCATTGCGAAAGAAGCGATCGCAGCTGGTGATCTTGTTGCTTTCGACTATGCAGCAACTGAAGCTGGTGATGTGACGCTCGGTGTCTTTAAGGCCGACGCCGCTCCGCTTCCAGGTGTTCCTGTTAGAACACCTTTCGGTGTGGCTCTCACGGGCGCGGCTGACGGTAAAAAGGTCACTGTTGTTCTCAGCGGCGCTGCTAGCGTCCTGGTTGCTGCAAATGCAACTGGAACTGACTTCCCACTGGGCACACTGCTTCAGGTCACTGGCAACGCTGGTGAGGCTGGTGTCGCTTCTGCTGCATCTGCTCAGCCTGTCTGTGCAATTCTTACACAGGTTCAGCCCAACGGTGCTGGTGCCCAGTTAAGACGCTGTGTGGTCATCAAGCAGTTCTGACAGATACCGGTAGAGATCTCTCGTAAATCCGGGCAACGGGGCTCTCCTCCTTATTTGGGGGAGGGCCTCCTTTTTATCGATCAAATCATTTGCAGTAGAATACATATAGCGTGGAGGTCAAAAATGGCTAATCTGAAAAGTATCAGAAGCAAGATTAAAAATATCACAGACTATTCTCCAGAGCTTCAGGCCTATAATGATCAGTTAGATGAGCTCATTAATGACGCTTATTTCTCGATCTGGACTGAGAAGCGTTGGACATTCGGCACCAAGGAATACTTCTTTAAGTTTAATCCTGACATTCTTCCAACACGCGATGTGATAGCTCCTGCAACTTCAGTCAATGCAAATGTGACCAAAGGTAGCAGACAGGTGACATTCTCGGCACCAATTGACCGTTTGACACCTCGTTGGGAAGGTCAGCCAATTGAGATTCAGTCGTTAGAATACATCATCTCAAAAGTTGTCTCATCAACACAGATCTTACTAGATAAAGTTTTTTTGGGCACAACAAATACAGATGATGTCAGTTGGGCTATTAAGTTTAGATGGTATGACTTACCACCTGATTCTATCGAACTGCTCTCACTAGCACACAGAGACATTCCTTTCACTAACGGTGGTGCTGGTCTATTTCCTCCTTACGGTAAGCTTATCGGATTAGCCCCACGAAAGGAAGAAGAACTTAATCTGAGAATGGACTACAAGGCATCGTATGCGGAGGCTTATGTCTGGTCACCAAGTTATTTTGTCTTAGAAGGTCAAAAGACAGGTGTCGCTTCAAATTCAGTAGAAGCAAATGGATTTCCTGCGGGAACATCTCTCGAAGTCTGTTGGGCATTCGTCAAAGATGATAAAGTCGGTGCGCTATCAGAACCACAAACTGTTAAATTTGGAGAACAAGGCACATTCTCACTGACGATAAACTTTCTCACCTGGGATGATCAACCTGTGGTCGCTGACAGTTTCCAGACATTTGACCGCCGTCCAAGTCAGTTTGAAGGATACAAGAAAATTGTCTTCTGGAACCAGAACTTTAACCGAACAACTGGCGAGAGACTGGGACTTCCAATCTGGAAAGTATTTAACAATCCAGGCGGTAGTGCTACTAGAAACCAATCGGCGTTTATTGACAGTGTCTTTGCACCTGACACTGCCTCTTCAGTTGTGATCTCAAACTTTAACCAGATCGATCCAGGAAATATTCAATACATCGAATACGACGGACAACACAACCGTATCAGACCTTATCCTCGTGTTGATGCTTGGGACACAGAGATCACACAGCAGAACGCTAATGCCACTTTCAGTAAAGTTCATCAAGACTTTCTGAGAGAAGGTGTCGCTCGTTATTACTACAAGCCACCTGCGTTAGGATTTCAGACAGATTCACCTCAGATGCCCAATGAATTCCATCAGCTGATCTCATACAAAGTTCTTCAAACACTTTATGACAAAGTGGGACAATTGTCGAACAGTGAAGTTTATCGTCGTAGAATAGAAGACGAAATCAAAGATCTTCAGAAGAGATACTGCGACCACATTGACAGCAACTTCCAACGAGGACAGTTCCAGATGTCAAGCGGTAGAAACTTCTACTACGACTACGCCTCACTTCGCTCAGGGACCTGATCATGGCTATCAAATCTAATATCATTAAATTCACAGATGCACCTAAGATCGATCAGCGCTGGAAGGAATCTAGCGGTGCTGCTGAACGGATACAGAATTTTAGAATAGATCCACAAGCTGATGGTTGGCTTGCTGATAGAGGATTAGAGCCTTGGAAGTCATTTGCAGGTGCAAAGATCCTACAGTCTGAGACATCGCCCTATCTAACAAAGCCAGTTGATAGTCAGTTTATCTGGACCAAGCAGAGCACAGGTCAAGTCTATCACTTCATTGAGCAAGGTGGAGAGCTCTACTACCTGTGGGGAAACAACGGTAATTTTACACTGGCATCAGACTTCTGGACTGATAAGATTACGATTGGCAAAGATCGAAGAATTAGAAAGTTAGGTGACAGTGGAACGCAATACATTCCATACGGTGATCGTCTTCTGATCATCAACGCTTATGACCGCCCGATTTGGTTCTACGGTGATAACAGATACCGAGATTTTGGATTCACCATTGCCACACCTTCACTACAGGTTTTACCTATTCAGACAGTCTTTGATGCGTCAAATGACTTGCAAGATGGAATCAACCATCCCAGATTCGTTGAGGAAGATATTCTTGGACTGGGAAACGATGGGGATACAGATACTTCTTACTTCAGCTATAGAATGTCTTATGTCTCTGACACAGGATCTGAGAGCCCATTAGGTGCAGTGTCATCAGTCAATTGGACAAATGAGGCGTCTTGGACATTTAAGCACGCACCTTTTCTACAAGATATATCCACAGGTAAGAAAGGAATAGTTGCGAGGAGAATATACAGAACTAAAAACCAGAGAACTGCCGGTCTGACAATTGGTGGCGCAGATCAGCTCTTCTACTTAGTCAAACAGATTGATGACAATAGCACAACTGACTTTCTTGACACCAGACCTGATACTTCTCTGATTAATGAGGCGCCTTCTCTAACAGCATCATCTCAGATATCTTCAACATTTGCTTATGGCGCTGCTTGGAATAACAGACTTTGGTTAGGTGGCGGTCCTGATCATCCCACAAGAATTATCTATTCAGATGACGGATTCCCTGAGCAGTTTAACGCTTTCTCTTACTTCGATATTGGTGCATCAAGCGGCGGACACATCACACGGTTGTTTCCCTACTACAATAACTTGATCATCTTCAGAGAGAGATCCATTGAGGTCATTCGTAATCTAGATGGTGTCTTTACTATCAGTCAGCTCACACCAGATGTAGGCACAGTTGCATCAAATACAATCTGTCTAGTTCCCAGTGTCGGTGTCACATTTCTGAATAAAGACGGTATCTATGCAGTTGTTGGTGGTCTGGATGGTGGTTCAACTGTCACAGTGCAGAAGATCTCTGATACAATCGGTAAAGAGATACAACACATCAATGTCGCAGGATTGCCAAACTGCACTGCGGCTTATTCAAAGAAAGAGAAAGAATACTGGTTGCACTATGTCAGAAAGGGAGAAGTTTATCCCACAAGAGGCATAGTTATCCATACCTATAACGGTGCTTTCTCTTTCAGAGGTGCTAATGACAAGGCTGATGAATATCTTTGGACATTTACAACAATTGCGACAGATCCAGATGGCAACTTTATTTTGGGCACGAAACCTGACTGGCGTGATCCCAATACTGGGGGAGATTCTAATCCTCTTACTACTGGTTCTGTAGGTAGATTAGTCGGCCTACAAGTCTGGAGCGGAGCAACTTACTGGGGCAACACGCTCACCACTGGTGCTTTACAACAAGAAACCTTCAGACAATACACAGGTTCAGCAGGTGCTTTACAGAAGAACTTATGGGAGAGCAACTGGATTAACTTCGGTGACCAGACAATAAAACACCGTGTCTTCTCAGTTGAGATGGAGATGGTCTCTTTTGGTGACAATCTTGTGCTCCTCGAATGGGGACAAGACTACGACATCAAGTGGCTCTCAGCAGGGACAAACAAGATCACAAAACCTGAACTAGCTTTCACGACTAAAGAAGATCCTGTCTTTGGACCTGCTGATACGACAATATCTAAGAGCACTTTTACAATCGGTGAGAGCAATCTAAAAGCTGGAAGAAAAGTTAATATTCGATGGGATGTGAATACATCTTTAGTAGAGAACTTTAGATTTCGTGTCATACAGAGCAGTGGCAAACCTTTCCAGATTCTCGGCTTTAGTATTAACTTCACCTCAGCAGATCAACCACCTCTCAATATGAGAGCAACAGGCGGAGGACAACCTTACTAATGAAAACATTTACTGATAAACCGCTGCACCAATTTGACCAAGTCAAGTATGATGGTGTTTCCTGGAACTTAGATAAATATCTAGATCAACTTAACGGTGGTCTGGATAGCAACAACTTGCCTGTTGTCTCAGTTGGTCATGCTAATCTTGTAGAACCTGCTGTCGTAGGTCCTATTACAGGTGGCTCAGTGACAAAATGGAATGTCCGTATGCCTTCTCAGACATACACATTCTCTCGGCGTGCTGAAAGCATGCAGGTCGGTGGAGACATTTGGACACCACTTTTTGAGACAGACTTAGATGCCGACACTTGGTCACCAGGTTGGAATCGACTAGTTGATCTGGACATTAACTTTCAGAATGCGCCCATTCAGTTCGAAGCTCGTGAGGGAATGCTTGTTGGATGTGTGACAGTCGATTGGGAACACGGAAATAATGTCTTCAATGTCGATATAGGCGGTGGTATATTTGGAGCTCGAGGTCGTGGAAATGAATGGTGGTCTGAATGGGCTGTGTTCGTCAATAATGTGCTTGTTGCCAAAACAGGTGCGATCTATCCTCGTCGGCACACCACACAGATACCTTTCGCAGTGGCTTGTGGAAGTCAGCCTATCACCATTGACTTAGGTGTCAAGATCAACACTTGGCGTGTGTCAGGCAGTCCATCATTAGACACAACTTCGACGCCTTTTAAACTATTCAGCACTACAACATGGTGCAGAAATCATTATCGATAAGGAGGGATAATGCCTATCGTCAAAACTAATCTATGGGAAGAAGGTGATGTTCCCACAGCTGCTCAGTTAAATGCACCTTACAATGATTCTCAGACAGCAACTGCTGACATTGATGCTCTAAACACAAGAGATAACTGGATCACAGTCCATCATTTTAACAACGCTAATCCCTGCAATATCTTGTTTGACTTTGTCTATGACGGAACCTCTGACTTTCAGACTAGTTCAACATCATATGTGCTCATTGACAGCACTGGTGTAGATCCAGCAAAGATCGATCTTAACTATTCACCAAATCAATATGAAGTTCTTAGAATAGAAGCAAGTGGTTTAGTAGATGACATCGAGGCAATAAACACATATGACAACACACTTCCTGCTGGGCAGAGAGGTAATCCAAACTATTACGCTTTTCAGATACTTCTGTATTATAATATCGGAGGCGGAACACTGACAACATCACTTGGTGAATGGGGCTATTCATTCACATCAGCAGGTGGTGACGGTAGATACTACACAGCAGTAAATGGCGCACCTGAGAATACTGGTGTTCCTCTAGCATATCAAACATTTCAGTTTTCTACAGCTTTAGTCAATACATCAACTGCAGGTAGTATCACATACGAGAAACTTGAATTAAGATGTAAGGTTTATGATGGCGCAAATACCTTGAGCATCACAAGAAATAACATGATTGCAGTCAGAGCGAGGCACTAATGGCATATGTCAAACCAAATACATTCGTCACTTCGACTGCGTTAAATGCTTCAGATATTGTCGGCAATGATGAGGCTCTAAAGATCTTCTTAAATCAGCAAAGCCTGACAGCAGACTTAGCAGTCGATGCTTTTGACACACAAGAGATTCAGTTAGGTGAATATCAACCTATCACTAACGAATACACTTTTGCTACTGGTATCGATACTGGTAAGGCAGTCGGAACTGAGAAAGAAGATCGTGCATACTTTACATCAAACATAAAGAAGAACAGATCGACTGATCCTAATCTCTATATTTGGACATCTTCCTACCACACAGGACCTCATCTCACACTTGAGAGAACTGCAGATATCTTGATCACTTGGGGCGGAACTTACATCTCAAACAGCAACACTAATTCATCACCTGCAGTAGGTAGCGGCTTTTGGGACAGTCAGGTCAAATTAGGCTATGTCGTTGATGACGGTTCAGCTCTCACATTTGTTGAGCAGTCTAGATCATACAGTTTTGAAGAATGTGATATGACTAACACTGTTAGTGGTTTAGTTGATCCTTTTGGTGCGATGTCAAAACCTAGTTCAGCAGGTGACGAGACAGCAGCAGGAACTGATCCGATCACAAAAGGTCTGAGACGCTGGATTGGTTGGTCGTGTATTTTAAGAAATATGCCTGCGGGCACTTACAAGTTCTCTCACTACATCAACGCAAAAGTTGTTCAAGGATTTACTTCAGCAAGAAATTTCAAAGCTGAGGTTTTCTATAAATAAAAACAAACTTTATGATATAAATATTAGGAGGTATTAAATGGATCCAATCACAATGGCTGCTCTTATCGGTGCAGGTGGAGCAGCTGCTTCAAACTTAGGAACTTTAGTAGGCGGTGCCGCCTTGCAGAGAGAAAACAAGCGTCGTCTTGAACAGCTTAAAAAGGCTGAAGAAGCAGGTGCTCTCGGTCTGACAGCTGAGGAAGAGGCTGCTATCGGTGGTCGTCTCAGAGGTGCTCAAAAAGCTGCACAGACTGAGACTGAAGCACTTCAAAAGCGTCTCTTGGCAGGTGGCGGTGCGGCTACTGGTGGTCAAGCGCTGGCGGCCGAAGCATCTGCTAGTCAGGCCCGAATGGCGGTTGAATCCGATGTCGCTCAACAACTTCTTGAGCAAGACTTGGCTAAGAAGGCTGCACAGGAAGAAGAGATGCGACAGTTAGAATTTGCTATTGAGACTAGAAGACGCGAAGCGATCGGTGCTGCTGGTGGAATTGCTGCC